CCACCTCTTTGAGTTACAGCATCAATTACTGCTACTGTACTTCTACTTGCTTTATTAGCAAGATCTTTAAGTTGAGTTAAATTATCTGACATGTCATGCTCCGTAAGTTGAAGATTTTTCAAGTGCAATCCAGTAAGTTAAAGGTATTTCTTTATTCTTAAATTGCGTTATTAATTTAGATGATATTTCAACGTCATAGTCACCGGGTAAGATCTTAAGATTTGAAATACTTATGATGAAATTAAATACAGCGTCCTGTTTAAACTCACCATCGATATCAATCGAGAAAGTATTTGATGTTGCGTTTTGATTCTCAACGACTGACAAACTTAACACACCATCTTTAGCTTGAATTGATACCTCACTGTGACCTAAAGTTGATGCAGCTTTTTTTAACTTGTTAAGTGTATCATTATCTAATACAAACTTGCAATCTGCTTCAGGCATCTTAACGTCCTTAGTGGCAGTTGTCAATGTTTCTTCTGCAGCATAGAAATATTTTATTTTAGATCTACCTGACGAATCGGAAACAACAACAAAGTCATCTTCGAACTTTAGGTTTGGAGTATCTACTAGACCCATTACTCCAATAAATTCATTTAAGTCATATATGCCAAAGTCTTTGGCAAATTGTTCAGAAACATCTGCAGTAGCAATCATGTTTCTTGTTTCACTCATGGTCTTAATATTATTTCCTGACCTAATCATTATGTTTTGATTAATGCCAGAAAAGTTTCTAAGAACATTTAAAGTATTTTCACATAGTTCCATTATAAACCTTCCTTCTTAATTTTATAGTATATTATATCACAGTTTTTTAAAAAAGTAAACATTTAATTTTTTATCCTAGAGAAATTTTTGTCTTTATAAAACTCTATTTTTGATTCAAACTTACCATCTAGTATATCTCCTTTATGTGATATAATGAAAGTATTACTATCAGCATCTAGAGTATATAATATTTTTAGTAAGTTTTCTATGCCATCATGATCAAGCGATGAATCAAATGTTTCATCGAGTACCAATAAGTTAGTTGATACTGAATTTTTCATCTTTGCTATCTGTCTCCAAGTAAATAGCAATGATAAATCGATTCTTTGTTTTTCACCTTCACTAAACGAATCGTAAGTAAAATCATCTCTGTGTCTTGATCTTATCGTCTCATTAAAGTTCTCATCTAGATTAAATGATACAAAGAAATCTAGTACTTGTAAGTATTGATTAACAAGTTTATTAATTGTTGGTAAGTACTGCTTTATTATTTTTGTTTTAATTCCAGTGTCTCTTAACATTTCAGCAATAACGTTATTATATCCAAACTGTTCGTTAAGTTTTAATTTTTCTTCGAATAAGCTTTCTTTGTCGTTGTTCATTGTTTCTAAATCTTGTTTAGCACCCGTAAGATCTGCAGAAACTTCCGACTCTAGATATGTTTGTAACTCTTCATTGCTTTGATTAATTGATACTATCTCTCTATTATTTGCATTTAAGGTATCAGTTTTTTCTTTGATGCCTTTCATAACTTCTTCTAATTTTATTATTTTTCTATCGATAGTTGTACTATCATCTTGAACCATATTCAAGGTTGACTGTACCTGATAAGCTTCGTTTTTAGTATCAAATATAAGTTTATCTTTATTTTCGATAGTTTGATCACACGTAGGACATACATCATTCTTTTCTAAAAATAATCCACGCTTGGCAATTGTTTTCATTTCTTGCTTTATTTCAGCAATGTGTGCTATCGCTTTATTCTTTTCTTTCTGTATATCTTTTAATTCTTCTGCGGCTGTGCTTTCTTCAAGTTGTTTACTAATATTATTATTTTCATCTTGCAGCTTCTTTATCTTTTCTTTACCGCCTTTAATTTGTTTTTCGTACTTACCTTTATTTTCTTCAGTAAGCGCTGCAATATCTTTTATATACTTAGTTTGTTGTTCTATCTTACTCTTTACAATATTTGTGTCGTTGTTTATTTTACTAATGTTTTCTTTTAATATAGAGTTTCTTTCTCGTAATAAGATATTCATTTTTGAAAATATATTAATGTCCAAAAGATCCTCTATAACATTCCTACGATGTCCAGCATTGAGTTGCATAAAAGGTATGAAGGAGGAAGAACCTAACACAACGACCTGATGGAAACTCTTGTGATTGAGTTTCAGAATGTTTTGTTCGAGGATCTTCTGGTATTCCATAGCGTGCGATGATTGATTAATCATATTACCATCTTTCCATATTTCAAACGTGTTTGGTCTTATACCTCGTACAATTCTAAACTGCGCTTTTCCTATAGAAAACTCTACTTCAACCAACGCTTGTTTTTGATTGATGGAATTTATTAATTGGTTTTTACTAATCTTTCTGTGTGGTTTACCAAACAATGCAAACGAAATGGCATCTAACATTGTAGATTTACCTGCACCATTTTGACCAACTATAAGAGTTGATTTACTTTTATTTAAAGCTATCTCTGTAAAATAGTTACCAGAAGATAAGAAGTTTTTATATTTAATAGATTTAAAAATTATCATGCTATTTCAAGTGCCTGTGCTTCAGTCATTAATTCTCTCATTTGAATTTTAATTTTATCTTTATCTAAATCAGTATCAACTGCTTCAATGTAAGAATCAACTATTTCTGTAGTATCTTCAAAATTCACTTCTTCATCATCTACATTAGCACCCATAAACTCATTAAAGTTTTCTGCAATCTTTAATTCATAAATGTCTTGGTTCTGAATGTTGTCTATAAACCTATCAAAAGTAAAAGGATCAGTCTTTTCTGAAACTACAACCTTTACAAACTTTTTAGATAAGTTTTTATTATAATTATTATAATCCATTTCTTTGTCATTGTACACAATTTTTTCAAATAATGTGTAAGTATTTTGTATCTTTTCTATCTGTCTTGATTCTGTATCAAGAATATGAAAGAACTTAGGATCATGTGCATCAGACCAAAAGAACTCCATAGGATTACCTAAGTACCAGATATTGTCTCTTCGAGATGCTGTATGATAATGACCAGATAATACCTGTTCAAACTTTTTAAATATCTTGGCATCCATACCATGCGGCGCCAATATACCTCTACCAATTTCAAAGTTGGCCAATTCCAAATGTGCACCTAGCCAGTCTGCTTTACAGTCTCTTATAAAATTCATAGATGGTTCATAGTTATCTGCACATATCCATGGAAGTAAAGCCATACTTAAAGAACCATATTGCATTACTGTAGGTTCCATAATAATATGAACTTCATTCATGTAATGACCTAAGCATTCTTTTAATGCGTTTAACTCGTTTGTATTCTTATAATAAGTGTCATGATTCCCTGGTATAATATCCATAACCATTTTGTGCTTTCTTAACTGATCAAGAAAGACTCTTCTATTTTGATTAAGTGCTTTAAAGTTAACAAACTTACGATGATCATAGTAATCACCTAGGTGTAATATCTGTTTCACACCACGCTTTTCGCATTCCGGAAAAAATATATTAGTATAAAAATCTTCAGCATTATCTAAGAATACCTCAGAAGAGTTTCTGATACCACAATGAGTATCACACAATAAAGCTATCTTCATTCCATAAACTCACTTAAATCTGAATCTGCTATCTTCACTTTACGTTTCTTTCTTTCTTTTTTTACAATCTCTTTCATTTCTTCATCTGAACTTCGTACTCTTTGAATCCTGTCTCTTAATGTATCTACAAAATGTGTGGCAGTATCTGAAGCAGTTGCTTCTGAGCCGGTGTCAATAAAACTATCAATACCTGATTTAGTTAAATACTTTAGTTTAATCTCTTGTTGTTTCTTTTCTTTTGTTATTCTTCGAAGGAATGCATACCAAGTTATCTGTGTAAAGTATGCAAATGCGTTTGGTTTACCGGTTCTAGTTGCAGCTTCAAGGTTGTAGTTACCTATAGCTTTTAAACAGTTTTCAACTGCATCCATAACCATTTCTTCTCGATAAGTATATCTTATAAAGTTAGCTTTGTGTGATAAGCCTTCGGCTATCTTTAAGAAACATTGAGCAATATAGTCTGGAACTTTTGGAATGTTATTGTCTGTTTTTCTAGCGTTATCTACTTTTTCGACGTATTCGACAACTGCCGTAGAAAAATCAGAGTTATTAACATAATGTATACTTTTTTTTCTGGCCATTTTTCCACCTTTCATAATATATTATACACCTATTTTACGTAAAAGTACATAGTTAATTTTATCTCTTAGAAACAAGAATAACAGTGTACAAATGCTAAAAAGTATGATAAAATAAAAGAGTGTATTGAGGAGAGAGGGAGTATACCCTAATGAAATGTCTTGTTACGTTTAATTTTAAAAGGAATTATATTACTACCGTCAGAATCTGGAAACGGATCTGGTTCTGCCATTGCGCCATATTTTCTTTCTAAAAAATCATCCATCTCATCATCTGTAAGTTCTCTCATCTGGTCTTGTATTTCATCAATATTGGCGTAAACCTTTTTTCTTTTACCTGATTTATTTAATTTTAAATCGTGTGCTATACCGCGTAAGCACGCTTTATAGTGTTTTATTATATTCGCTGTAGGATTAGTCGTGACTATGATATGTGAAGAGTTTATAGTCTGTAAAGATTCCGGATCGTCTTGAAAAGACATCCATGGCCTGAAAGCAAAAAACCTCCAACCTTTTTGATAGTCCTCAATGGCTATTACTCTTAAAGCCTTCTTTACTAAGATATCACCGACTTCGTCGCGTGTGTCCCATTCTACGACTTCACAAACTATTTCTTCATTATTAGTTAATTTAAATTGTTTTATATTCATAAACTCACTCTATAAGTTTTGTGGTTAAATTTTTCTCTTCCATAAATTCTTAGTCGTTCATCTGCATGCAACATGCCATAATTCTTTTTAGTAATGTCATCGATGATATCGTAAAGAGTTGTACTCTTGCCATCATCAGTCTTTCTTAGTCCCCTACCTATACTTTGCAAAACTCTTATTTGTGATTTAGAAGGAGATGCAAATACTATATTGTGTAGGTTCCTAATATTTATACCTGTGCTAAACGTACCAAGTGAAGCAACTGTAATAGAATTTTTTTGTTTTTCTACTATGGCTCTTATAGCTTCTCTATCTGTGGCAGCAGTTTCACCAGATACGAAAAAAATCTTGCGGCCTTCTTCGACATGATCTTTCATTAAATTATAAAGTGGCTTACCATGTTTTTCTACATAGTTATATAAAACTAACGTGTTACCTTTTAAATCTAGCGTTAAGTTCTTTATAAAATTATTTCTTTTGCTGTTTGTTACTATGAATTCTATTTCTTCTTGATATGTCTTCTTTCCAAAATTCTTTTTAATTTCTTTACTGTATTCTAATACTATTCTTCTTATATCTAATCTGGCTAATGTGTCGTTATCTTGTAATGCTCTTGTACTTGTAACACGATAAACTTTACCAAACAATCCTTGTAATACTAATTCATGTGTTAAAGCGCCATCTAAAGTTCCTGTCGTACCAAATCTATATTCTGCTTCTGTACACTTATTCATTATAGTCGTTAATGATTTTGATTTAAATCCATGGCACTCATCGCCAAAAACCGTACCAAAGCGAGCGAACCATTCTTTTGGAAACCTATGTATTGATTGCCAAGTACTTATTACGATTCTCTTAAATGTGTTTTTATCTTTACCTGAATAAATTTTATGACATTTGTTTTCTACGTCATAACCATAAGATTTAAAATCATTATACATTTGTTCTACCAAAGAAGTTGTAGGAACTACTATTAATATATCTTTTCTAGATTTATCTAATGCAGATAATAACCATCTCATCAATACGTATATTATTA